AAATATATCCCCAATGTCTTTATTATATTCAGACAAAAAATTTAAAATTAGAGTAAGTAATAATATTTGGCTTAATCAGTTAAAACCTTCTAATCCAGATGAACTTTTACTCGATCAAGAGAAAATAAAAAGAAAATTAATGGAAAATAAAGAAAAACACATAATGCATGTAATTAAAAGCCATCTTGGTAATAAATTAAAAAATCCTGTAGATGTAGATAATATAATAAAAATTTTGAAATGAATTTGGAATTAAAAGAACTAATAGATTACAACATAACACCTAACCAATATATACTATTACATACAATAAAAAATAATTACAAATCCAAATTCAAAAACCTGATAAAGATTATTGGTGAGGATCAGTCAATAAATGATCTTAAATCCTCTGTAAATAAAGGATTTATATCATGCAAGGAAGAAATTTCTAAAGATTTAGATATAAATAATTTTTCTATTAGAAATAAGTTTTTATTTATAACTAAAGAAGGAGACTATTTTGACGAATTAGTTGAAGAATACCCTGTTAAAGTATATAGACCAGATGGTACAAAAGACTATCTAAGATCTGATTTAAAAAGATGTAAAAAGAATTATCTAAAAATAGCTCCTACTAAGAAAAAGCATGAAAGAATACTCAATGCTTTAAAATTTGAAAAACAAGTCCGTGAAAAAGAAAACTCATGGAAATATATGAAAAAATTACCTAAATGGCTTTCATCTGAAGAATGGAAAATTTATGAAGAACGTATGGAAGATGAAAGTAAGGAAAAAGAAACAGACTTAGGATATGGACAAGAACTCCTCTAGTTTAACATATAAACATATAATACATCCAACTAGAGAAATAGTAAAGTATATTGATCAAAGAAGAAAAGGCAATATAAGATCTCTAAAAACTAGATGGAGAAAATTTAATGATCTATGTATGGGAGGTATAGAACCGAATGTAATCTATACTATAGCTGGTATATCGGGAAGTGGTAAATCTGCCTTTACCAATAGTCTAGAATCAGATTTATTTGACTACAATAAAAAAGAAGATTTCATTGTATTGTCTTTTAATTTCGAAATGTTAGCATCTAAACAAATAGGTCGTAAATTATCATATAAATTGAATAAGACAACTCAAGAATTATATAGTGGTAAATCAGAAGAAAAATTAAAACAAGAAGAATACGAAAAGATAGTAGAAGAAGCTAAGAAAATAAAGGAGTACCCTATATATTATGTAGATACTCCTGGTACTGTAGACCAGATAAGACAGACAATATTAGATTTTTCTGAAAAGTTTAAGGATAAATGGCTAATAATAATATTGGATCATACTCTATTGACTAGAGGTAAAGAAAGTCAGAAAGAAAGAGAAATATTATCTAACTTACAGTATATGTTCATGGAGATAAAAAAGTATAATAAAAATACTATAATACAGTTATCTCAAATGAACAGAGAAATTGAAGCAAAAGAAAGAATAACAAATAATACGATGCATTTTCCTGTTAGACGTGATATCTTTGGAGGGGATAGCGTTTTTCAGGCATCAGATTATCTTATGGTTTTACATAGACCAGAAGTCCTGAATATAAATTCATATGGGCCTGAAGGTTGGCCAGTTAAGGATTTGGTGTATATGCATTTTCTTAAGATTAGGGAAGGTTCACCTGGTATTATTGTATTCAAAAACGATCTAAAATACAACAAATTAGAAGAAAGATAAAATAATATTAAACACTTAAATAGTATTAAATTATGACAACTACTGACAGAAAAAATTTAAGTTTTGTAATTGACATGACTAAAGCGGTTAACGATCGTACCGCCAAATTTTATAAAGAAAGAGTTATTGAAAATGCAGATAATCTTGGTTTAACTATTGCCGGGTTGGACTACCCACCAGTACGTTCTGGAATTAGTCAAGCTACTTATGGTAATCTCCTTACAGTAGGTACTGCCCCTAATCATGATATGGAATGGGTAAGACGACCAGAATTTGCATGTGAAAAAGGATATAAGCCCGTTCTGGATATTATTGAAGATTACAATAAAATCATTGAAAAGATGGTTCGTTATGCAGAAGCTAAGAATGTGCTTAGAATTCGTTCCGGTGCCAAAGTAACATTTCATGATGGATTTGTAAAAGTAGGTACAGAGATTATCACTTTTGAAGAACTTGATGAGATTCTTAACAAAGCTGGAGGATCTAAAAAAGAAGCAAACGTAATTCGAATTGTACTTTAAGAAATAAAAATATAACACTGAATATAAAAACTAGCTGGGTTTTTATAAGCTCAGCTAGTTTTAACTAATTAAATTAATATGCCTAGAGAAAATTATAGCGTAGCAATAGTAGGAAGTTCTGGGCGAGGTAAAACTTATTCTTTACGTAATTTAGATCCAAAATCAACAGGATTTATTAATATAGAAGGTAAGCCTTTACCTTTTAAAAACGAGTTTAAATACTATTATAAGCCCAAATCTTGGGATGAAGCTTACAAAAAACTTATAGAGTTAGCCAAAAAAGATGAAATTAAAGTTGTAGTACTTGATAGTTTCAGCAAATATGTAGATAGTTTATTGTCTACAGCTAGAAAGATAAAAAGAAATTATGATATATGGAATTATTACAACGAGAAAATAGGCGAGCTATTATATATAGTAAGTAGATACCCTAAGGATTTATTTATTACTGCTCATACTGAAATGATAGAAACAGAACAAGGAGTGATGGAAGAAAGAATAGCAGTAAAAGGTAAAGAATGGAAAGGCTTAATAGAAAAAGAATTTACAATAGTAAATTACGCTGACATAAAAATAACAGATGATTCAAAACGTGACTATTTTTTCAGACTAAATTCAGATGGAGTTATATCAGCAAAAACTCCGCCCGCATTGTTTGAAGAAAAAGAAGATATAAAAAATGATTGTAATATCATAGTAGAGGAATTAAACAGAGTTTTAAATTAAATAAAATAGTCATATGTATACAATGGACAAAAATATACCTGTAGAAGGCGATGGAAGCTCTTTTATGGATGCAGGTATTCATGAAAATATAACACTAAGCAAGGTTGAGTACAATACGTCTAAGAATGGCAATCAATTTATTGCTTTTTATTTTAAAGATGCTAATGGTAATCAAGTATCTAAAACCGAATGGGAACCTAAAAAGAGAGATGATAATGACGATATCAGTAAGAAACAAGAAAACGTTATGTCTAGAATTAAACATATTTGTGTAAATTCAAAATTATTGACTGAAGACGAATTCACTTTTAAAGTAAATAGTTTTGAAGAATTAGCTAAAAAAGTAGTTGAACTATTAGAAAGTAAAAAAGATAAATGGGATACTACAAAGCTTAGAGTTAAGGTAATATACGATGATAATAATTACACAACACTACCTAGATACACAAAATTTGTTTGGTTAGAGAATATGGAAATTCCAAAAGATCAATCTAAAATTAAGAAATTACCATTAGATAAATTTGAAAGGGAAGAAGCTGATAAAGAACCTGACGTAGCTAACCCTTATGATGAACTAGAAAACAATAAAGGCGAAGATACTGATGTTTCTGAAAGTGAAAGTACAGAAGAAGCACCATTCTAAGCCTATTAATATAAATATACTCTCTTTATATATATTACAGCCAGGTAGCTATAACGGTAGAGTCCAGAATCTTACTCTGGGGGTTGAGAGGTTCGAGTCCTCTCCCTGGCTCTAACAAAGTTTTAATACTAATAAAATGATTTATGATACTGAAAAAGTAAAGCCAGTAACAGAAAATAATATACTTAAAAAAACTACAGAATATGATATATACTCTTATTATATAGGTAAAAAGATACAAATAGGTGTAAAATTTAATAGTCCTTTAAGAAAGGATAACAATCCATCTTTTGGTTTATTTATAGCTAGTAAGACTAGACAATTATTATTTATGGATCAAGCTACTGGAGAAGTAGGCAATTGTTTTAAGTTTGTAAAATTATATTTAAATTTAAAAACTAAAAAAGAAGCTTTACAAAAAATAAATGAAGACTTGAATTTAGGCTTATTAAAAAGATCTAACGAAGGATTAAATGTAAAGAATAAATATAAACCTACTAGAACAAAAATATCTATAAAGAGGAAAAGATTTTCTAATACAGATATAAAATTTTGGGGTAAATTTAATATAACTAAAAAAACCTTAGTTAAATTCGAAGTATATCCAATATCTAAACTATGGGTTAACAATAAGTTAACTAAATATATTTATACTGATAAAGAACCAATGTATGCTTATAAATTATATAATAAGTTTAAAATATACAGACCTTATAGTAAAGATAAATGGC